GGCCAAAACCGTGTAATCGACCAGTCGAAAGTAGGTGATGTTGACTATGAAACCGCTTTTGATGGCTTGATTAATGCGTTTAGCCTTGAAATCGGCGAATCTGGCATTATCGGCGGCAGTCAAACTATCCAGTTTGGCAGCGAAGAGCCTGGTAATGCAGCCGTAGCAGGCCAAACAGATGCAGCAGCGGGTACTGATGCGCCATTGTCTGCGGTGCAGAACTTGGCAAACTGGTATCTTGACGGCGAATCTGCTCTGTGTGCGCTGAAATCAGCGACAATTAGCATTAGCAACGAAAACCAGCGCGACCAAGCGGCCGGCTGTGTTGATCGCTATGTGCGCGGCCAGCCAACGATTACCGTTGAGGGTGTTAGCCGCTCAAGCATTGCCAACAGTATGGTTATTCGTGATTACTGCTATAACGGCACGCGCATCGGATTCGGCGTTGAGTTTGACCACGGTAGCGGCCATCGCACTGTCATTAGCATCCCGCAAGTCGTAGTGACAAGCTGGACAGCAGCAGACGGTCAAAACACGATCAGCAATGACGAGTTCAGCGCCAGCGCTGAGAAGTCAGCCTTAGGCCACGCGATTGCTGTTTATCGGAATTGGGCGTAAAAAGATAAGCCCCGCTAAGGGGCTTTTTTAGCTAAGCAATCATCACAGCGCCATGCCTTTGTTGCCTTTCTTTTTCCTCTCGGTTTCTTTTGCTGGCAAGCGGGGCAGAATCTAGTGTTAAATCCGCCATGCACGTAATATTTTATTGATGATTTAGCCTGCGATTCTGCTCGGTGCCGCTCAAATTCAATATACTCAGATGGACTATTAAACCTGACCCTATTGGGTGAGTCAAAAAGCTCGTTATTTTCCAGTACAGAAAGTGGTTTTTTATCGCTCATAATTTACATTCGCCTAATTTGATTAGACTAATAACTTACCATACAATTACCACACAACAACTCCGACCAGTGGCAACTATGAACCTCAACGAATACCGCGAAGATTTAACCCTGCATGACAAGGGCGCACCAATCAGCGTTGGCGATGCTGTTTTTTACGTGCGCAGGCTCGGCACACCAGCTGCGCAAAAGTTTATGAAAGAATTGAAGCTGTCGCTATGGGGGCCGTTCGCCAATCACACTGAGCAGGACGCTAACGAGCTTTTAGCACACTGGCTAACCGAGTGCGGCTGCACAGGATGGGATAACGTACAGGACGAATCAGGCGTTGATTTACCCTATAGTCAGCAAGCGGCGCGTAAAGTATTCTTGAATCCTGAATACTACCTGTCGCTAAATGCCATCCTTACCAATGCTGCAGCGACTTTTGAAAACTATCTGCACGAGCAATTAGAGCAGGATATTGACGCGCTAAAAAAGCCATAGCCGTCAAATTCAAGGGCGGCGTGACAGATGGCGATTATAAAGCGGCGGTGCAGCTAGACAAGGCAACCGGCAGCAATCTAGCCGAGCAGATGCGCAAGGATTTAGAGCAGCAGCGGCTAACGCAAAGCCAGCAAGCTATACTAAACGCATTCCACGCGGGCAGGCGTGAAGCGCCAGGTGATGAGCGCATACCTTACGCAACGCTGCAAAGGCTGGCATCTGGCATCGACTACGAAGCGGATTTAGCTATAGCTGCGATGCAAGCGCTTGACGATAAGCTGATAGAGCTTAAAAACGACAAGCAGCAGAAAGAGCGTGAGCGGGCTAGAAATGCTAAGCCCCGTTAAGGGGCTTTTAATTACCACAAAGTTTTCCACCCTTCACCGTATTTGCTAGACCAGTCGTTTTCATCACCTGTTTTGATAGCTAAATCAACTGATTCAGAGTAATACCCGTTTGATTCTCCAAGCCATCTAACATTCACGAAGCCTTTTGTTGTAGCTATCTTGTAGAAAGTCCATGTGTAGCTATCAGAGTATTCGCTAGGTTGCTCATCATAATCGCTACTAACCTCCTCGAATTCTACGACAATTCCTCCGACCAAATCTTGAATATCACCGTCAATATCTTCTATTGAAACGCACTCGCAGCATTCTTGCGAGTGAAAAAGTGCAACCGACTCGCCATCCTTAAATTTAAATACAATTTCATCATCACCAACCTGACCGCCTGTAACCTCTACTAGCTCCAACCCTATAACATCGCTCAGTGAATTAATTTGCTTCATGTAATTCCTCCCGTACTTTAGATGCCTTAACCTTACCACACCTTAACCGTTTAACAACTCCGACCAGTTTAGGTTATACTATCAACAAGCAAAGCATTAGGCGGCAAACATGACTGACAGAATAATCCGCATCAAGATTGATGCCCGTGACGCAACGCGCGGGATTAATCAAGTTGAAGGGCAGATGCAGCAGCTGCAAGGCACGACAAACCAGCTGCAAACACAGTTGACCAGTGTTGCGCAGGCTATAGCAGCCGCTTTTAGCGTATCAACCATTGTTGCCTATGCTGACGCATACACTAACATCCAAAACCGGTTGCGCGTTGTTACAAGTAGCACAGAGCAGCTAACGCGCGTCACTGCCGAGTTATTGCAGGTGGCTAACGCGACACGGGCAGAATTTGAATCTACCGCCATCCTGTTTAGCACGCTAACACGCAGCACAGAAGAGCTTGGGATTAGTGAAGAGCGCCTGATCGCAATCACGAGAACAATAAACCAGACGTTTGCGGTGGCTGGCGCATCCGCGCAAGAAGCAAGCAATGCTATTCGTCAGCTATCGCAAGGCTTAGCGTCTGGCGCGTTACGTGGTGATGAATTTAACTCAGTGGCAGAGCAAGCACCTGGTATCTTACGCGCAGTGGCAGCAGAAACAGGTAAAACTATCGGAGAATTGCGAGAGTTTGCAGCCACAGGCGGTATTACTGCTGAGTTACTGATACGCGCCATTGAAAACTACGGCGCAACAGTAGAGCGTGAGTTTGGGCAGACAAACCGGACTTTTGAGCAGTCAGCTGTGGTGGCTCGCAATAATGCCGTGGCGTTTGTTGGTAGCTCTGAACTGATACAAGAGGCAACAAAGCAGGCTGGCGAAACGCTTGTTACGCTGTCAAACAACCTTGAAACGGTTGGAGAGGTGTTAACTTTTGTCGCTGCAATCATTGCAGGCAGATGGGTAGGCGCATTATCCGCATCGGCTGTTGCGCTCATAAATAAAACCCGCGCATCATTAGCAGCGAAAACAACAACAGACGCACTAGGCGTTGCAATTTCTCGCACGACAGTTGCGGCAAACATAGGGACGGTGGCAATGCGGGGATTAAGTTTATCACTGGCTGCGCTGGGCGGCCCTCTCGGATTAATATTAATCGCAGCAAGCGCTTTCCTGATATTTGCAGATAACGCAAATACAGTTAAGCAGGAGACGGAAAAACTAATCAGCGTTAACGATTTGCTTGCCCAGTCTTACGAGGGCTTAACACTTGCGCAAGCAGAGAACACGCGATTCCAAATTAATCAGCAAATCACAGCGCTAAAAGCGCAGCAAGAAGAGCTTCGTAAAACGCAGTCACTTACCAATGGATTGACGCAAGATGAGCTTGCAGCAGCGGCAGCGTTTACAGGCGCAGCAGCATCAGCCGATGAGCTGGGTAACGCATCAGCAGCAACGCAATCAAAAATAGACACGCTTGACCAGCAGATTGAGAAGCTAAACGGACGATTAAACGAATTACCAACGGCGGCGGAAAAGGCAAAAGGCAGCATCGATGCGCTTGGTAGCTTAGGAGACAGCCTATCCGGTTTGCGCTCAGTGTCGTCAGGTCTTGATAGCTTATTTAGCGGCGAGTTTAATTTGTTTGGGGGCGCGGAAGATACCAGAGCACAAGACGAACAAACCGCAGCCCGTATCAACGCAAGAATCGAGGGTTTGCGACTTGAAACTCAGACTATTGCTAGTGAATTGGCAATACAGCAGGCGGTGAGAAATGAACTATTCACTCAAGAGGAAGCTGAGTTAGCTATTCAGACGTCGCGCCGCATCCAGTCGCTTATATCCGAGCGAGAGTTAATACTTGCTGAAAAAACCATAACTGACGAGCAAAAGTTAGAAGCTGAGCGTTTGTTTCAAGAGCAATTAAACGCCATCAATGAAGAGTATGCACAAGGTCGCGTTGTCATTTCTGAAAATGAGGCCATTCAGCGGGCGCAGATTGACCAGCAAGTTAGGGATGCCAATTTGCAAGGCTTACAGGCTGGCGTTAGTATTTTA